GCCATTTGCAATTCAACAATCTTAGACTTGTTTTTGATGTCTGCTTCCTTCAACATCAACTCAGCAATCTTAACTCTCTTGTCAAACTCTTTGGAAGCCAAGTCATCTTGGTTCGGAAGATTCTTTGTCACAGCCGCCATGTTCTTGGCTTGCACTTCTTGAGGCATCAACTGTGCTTCTGTGAGCAATTTCTGTGCTTCAGCCCTGTTTTGTTCAGCCTGAGTGGTAGAAACTGCAATCTGAGCCTGTGCCGCTTGGATAGCCAACTGCTGTTGAGCCTGTTGCATCTGTTGTGCTTCAGGATTGGGTTGCATCATTTCTTCCAACTTGGCAATCAACTCCATTCTGTTGCTCAAACTGCTGTTTCCAATGATTCCTTTAAGGATAATCGGCAAAACAGGAGTCTCAGCACCCAAAGTCTGCAACAAACCAATGAATTGTTGTTGTTCGTACTCTCTGGCAATGATGCCCAAGGTGGCAGTAGGCACAAAATTCATGTCTACAGAGGGATAACGCTCTGGGTCAAACTGCATGAACCTGAAAGCCGCCTTCTTGATGAATGGAATCAAGAAATCTTCTTGGAAATTCACCAATGTACGCTTGTATTTCTTGATGATGGAGGCTACTGCCATCGACATACCGCCACCATCACGGGCAGATTGGCTGACCATGCCCTGAGAATCCAGTGTTCCAGTAGCTTGGAGCAACATACGCTCAAATTCTTTGGCAGTGGCTAGGTTGTTGGGGTCACTTTGACCAAACTTAAATGGGTAAAGAATCTCACTGGGTGCGCCATTGGTGAGGATTGCCTTGCCCGGCTTGATCTCAAACTTCATACCCCTTGGCAACCGTGTTGCATCCATCGCAATCATGGGGGAAGTGGTCAATGCGAGTGAGTCTAAGTGGCTACGAGTCTGTGCATCAATGGCTTTTTGCATATTGAATGCTTTTTCCACTGTGCCACGACCCAACAAACGGTTAGGAACAGTGTCATCTTGGTATGCCAAGACGGGTCTGTCCTTCATCATATAAGGGTTTTCCTCAGCCTTGAGCAACAAACCATCGTTGGCAATCACGACAATGGCTTCAACCATGTCTGTGTAGTCTTCAGCGGCAGAGTTCTCAGGAAACAACTCGACAATCTCTTTGTTTTCTTCTAAGTTGTTCAAGTATTCACGGGGGACAAGACCGTAGTAGGTGAGCAAAAGCACCTTCTCGTCTTGGTACTGAGACACTTCTTGGGTTGGCTCAAGGTCAGTGTCTTCGTAGGTGGGCGTGATGTCTACTTTGCGGTAGATGCCTCGTTCAATACCTTCAACAACCTTGTGGATTGAGACATATTTCTCAATAGCCACGCCCATGCAGTCATCAATGGAAGTACCGTTGGGGTCGAAAAGGAAGTTCTTGGGGTTGACAGGCATGATCTTGACTGCAATCCTGTCTCTTTCCATGACTCCAATTGCCGCTTGACCGGGCTGACCGGGGATAGGTCGTGTAGAGGGAATAAACTCTTTCTCAGTCTTGACAATAATCTCGCCAATACCTGTACCGTAGATTTCTGCCATCAACTCAATCTGGTCAATGGACTTCCTAATCTTGTCTTTCTTGAAGTCTTCCATCAGTTGAGCTTTGATTAACTCAACATCAATGGGGTTGCCGTTCACATCTTGGATATTGTCTTCAATGTCAAAGAACTCGCCTTGCCCAAAGATAGCTTCCATGATCTCGGCATGGCGTGTTTCAACGGCTTGTTGTGTGGCAGGGGTGACGATACGGCTACGCTCAGACTCACGGGTCTTGTCTTCAGAAGCCCATTGACCTCGGAAGATGCGTTCGTACTCTAGCCAATCAGGGAGGAAGTTGGTGTCTCGGTAATCACGCCACCGTTGGCAATGGTCAGTGACAAAATCTGTCAATTCTTTATCAGCCTCAGTTGGCTCATAAAATTCGTTTTGTTCAAGTTTGTCTGTTGCCATTTATATCCCCGATATTACATCTAGTGGTTGCCACTCATCTTCTTGATCGTCTTCAAAGTATGTAGTGACAGCAAGTTGGTCGATGTATGACAAAGAGTCGGGTAAGTCATCGTGTACGCCTTGGGCTGGAAACATTAAGAGTTGGTCTTTGAATTCATCCCAATCTTCCTCAGAGTTCAGCACAATGCGCCCATGCTCAAACCGCCCTTGGAGACTCCAGATAATCCTGTCAGCCTTTTTCCTGTTGCCATGCGTTAAGTCAACTATGTGCGAATATACATTATTTTTTCGCATTAAGTCACTCAAATACGGCAAAACTGCGTTTTTTAACGCTCCCCTCTCAATTCCCACCGACAAAGGGCGATATTCCCTCATTTTCAGCAGAATCGTGGCGGCTGTCTCCCTGATGTCCCACCGCCCATAGGCAATCTCTTTGACAAACCATTTCCCATCGTCTGTGACCTTGACCACAGAGATAGCAGTCTGGTCTAGCCTTTTCTTGGAATTGGCGGCTTGTTTGGCAACTTCCTCAAAACCAGCCAAGTCCACAGCAATGTAGTAGCTTCCATGCTCAGGCTCTACTCCATATTTCAGCCATTCTTCTTTGAAGACATCTGAGCCAGCGTTGTCAAAGGAAGCCATGTATTCTTGCTTGAAGGCAAAGGTAGAGAGGGTTTTCTTGGCAGATTCAATCTCAGAGGGGTCGATCAGGGGGTTATCTTTGGTTGTGAAGTGCCAAGATTTCCAATCTTTGTCTTCTTCTGATCTTCCGAGTTTAAAAATGTCATAGAAAAAGTTACGACCCTTGGGAGTTCCGATGAACATTGCCCGACCTTTTTTGTCTGACAGCGAAGCACGAATGACTTGCTCCCAAGCTTCTGGTTTGATGTCGGCAACCTCGTCAAGCACAGCATAGGTGAGTGACACTCCTCGCAGAGTATCTGGGCGATCTGCACCTCTAACATAGATTTTTGCTCCGTTTATCAGGGTGATGTCCATGTTATTGATGTGGCTAGACTGAATGACATCTCTGCCCAACTCCATCAAAACATCCCAAATAATCTGCCTAGCCTGACCATTGGTAGGCGCAACATACAGCACAGCCGAGCCAGCAGTACATTGCAGTCCTTCAATCAGGAGGGTAACGGCTGAGAGACGAGACTTACCGCATCTGCGACCAGCGGCAATGACTTTAAACCTTGTTTTATCAGCAAAGACTTCTTGTTGCCAAGGGAGGAGACTGAAGTTAAGGTCTGACATTATTCAATTGTGTAATCTGGAATTGAGAAGGGGTCTTTGTAAAACGGGGTGTCTATCTTTTGTTTTGAAAGACTCCAGTTTTTTGCTTTTTCTATAGTGTCAAGTCCCATTGAATCAGGGTCAGTCCCATACTGACGCATAAAAAATTCTTTCCATGCGGTTGGATGAGTTGGGTCTTTTAGCATTTTTCCTGTTTTGGTAGACGAGGGGAAATGCGGTCTATTGTCATAAGGACTGATAGTTTCTTTTATCCCTGCTTTCCATGCTCCCCTGTAATCATAGTCAGGAGATTCAAGAATCATTTCTGTAACTCGTTGGTTGTCTAACTTATCAACAGGCATCTTTTGTTCAGCCGCAATATCTGACTTAATAGAGTTAAACAGTTGAGTTCCTTGTAACCAATTTCGAAACTGCTGTTCTTCCGCTGGCTTCAGTGTGGTAGGACTCCAAGGAGTCGCAGAAAATTTTGCGTATTCATTTAACCAATCACTCATTCTTTTATCTCCACATCTTCGGCATCTATGCTAGGGTTTTCCCCAATAGTGACACCACCTATGCCTGAGATGGTGATGTTGACAGCGGAACGCTGTTTTCCTTCTTTTTCGAACAGAGAGACTGGGAGCATCCTGTCCATACAAAGTTTGAGTGCCGCCATTTGAGCAGGGTGTTCGTCATTCATGGCGATCTCAACTGCTTTGTAGACAACATTAGAACCCGCACTGTTTATCAGGAGGTCTTTGAGTTCTTTGATTTTCTGTTGTTCAGTCTTGGGTAAGACGAGTGCCGCAGGGTTGTCTGCATACTTGGATAAGGTCATCTTGCCCGAACCTTTAGGGCGACCCTTGGTTTTCTTCAAGTTATCAGGAAGTGCATCTACTAGATTCATCTTTTGTCCAACATTATGGGAAGTTAGTGTTTACTTTACACGAGAATCAGATTCTTGTATAGTGTATTCAACGGGGGCATCACCCACCCCTCTATGCGGTTGAGCCGACCAAGTAGGATAAGCGTAGTGAACCATGTAGTTCTTCAGTAAAGCACAAGACTTGAACGGGGCTAGTAGCGTGGAGAGATAGCACTGACAAGCATCTCTAACTTAGATAAACGAGAGGCTCTCCTTTAAAAAGGACACCACCCACTACGGGTGACTTTCCTATTCCGTCTTCTCCCCTAATCCAGATAACCATTGTTTAGTGTTGTACGGTTAGATTGCTTTTTGAGTGCGCAGGAGGTATCACAAATATTTACAACTCACACACACCCCCTCCCCCCCCATCAAAGTAAGCACTCACTTACAAGTAAGCACTCACTAACCTACCCAGTAAGCACTTACTCACTTCCTGGTCGTGGAGTAAGCACTAACTAACATTGCACTAATGATAATGATAATGAGAACGATTCGCATATAGGGGTTATGC